ATGGCGCGCAGACGCGGGCCGTAAGCCATTAACCTTTGCAGAGTGGAATAACGGATCAGCGCCATATCGCGCTGATCCGTGCTGACCACGCGGGCGTTCGAACTAAATCGCGCGCTTTAGTTCTAAATCGGCCAGGGGCGGGCGATGCAAGAACAGACGATCCAGGCCATCGCGGAGATGATGGGCCTCGACAACACTGCGCCCAACGGCGGGTGGGTCTCGGTGACCTGCCCGTTCGCGCAGTGGGAGCACAAGTCCGGGCGGGACAACCACCCGTCGATGCGGGTCGAGGTCCGCTCCGGCGGGATCAGCCGCTGGCGGTGCTTCTCGTGCAGCTCCGGCGGCGACCTCACCACCGTCCTGTTCCAGCTTAAGGCGAAGGGCTACGAGGCCCCGTACAAGGAGCTGATGGCGATCGCGGTGAGCGAGGAGGACGCCCTCGAGTTCCCGTCGCTGGCGGTCGGACCCGAGGTCGATTTCGCGGTCCCTGAGAGCTGGCTCGACAGCTTCCGCAAGGCCTGGATCATCGGTGAGGCGAGAGACTACGTCATCAAGCGTGGGATCATGCTTGAGGAGATGATGGCCTGGGACGTGCGCTGGGACGGCTGGCGCCGGCGGGTCTGCTTCCCGATCCGAGACAAGATGGGCGTGTTGCGGGGGCTCCAGGGGCGGATGATCGACGACGTGGACCCCGACGACGACGAGACCCCGCCGCGATACCTGCTCTACAAGATCGCGGGCCACGCGCGCGGCGCGACCCACTGGCTGGGCGAGAGCATGATCGACTGGGACAAGCCGGTGGTGACGGTCGAGGGCAGCTTCGACGCGGCCAGCGTGCGGCGGGTCTACCCGAACGTCGTGGCTGGCTGCGGGGCGGGGACCGTGCTGCTCCGCAAGGCCAAGCTGGAGCGGCTGGCGCCCGCGATCGAGATCGTGACGCTGTTCGACCCCGGCGAGGCCGGAGACCGGGCGCGCTTCGAGATGCGCCGGTGGTGCCGCGGCATGCGGGTCTGCAAGGACGCGATACTCCCACCTGACACGGACCCCGGCGACAGCACTCCACAGGAATTGTGGGAGGTGCTCTCCCCATACATCGACAGCTCACTGATGCGCGTCTAGGTTCGCTGCCTCCCCATCGCGGGACGTAACGCCTCTCGTAGGCAGCTAAACCAGGAGGCCCATCATGGGTGTGAAGTACGGCGAGAAGGCCGGTGACCAAGCGAAGTCCGCCGGGGGTGGTGTCGGCACCTCCTTTATGAAGCGCGGAAACGCAGCCCGAAGAGCGATGGAGGAGGACGAGGCTCGCGCCGAGGCCCGCCGCGCCGAAGCCGGGAAGATGTGGCGCTTCTACATCGGCAAGAACGACCTCGAGGAGGACTTCAAGATCACCTTCCTCGACGGTGAGCTCGACAAAGACGGCATGCTCGAGCTCAACAGCTGGGACGAGCACACGGTGATGAACGAGGGGCGTCCGGAGCAGTACATCTGCACCTCGGGCAACGAGCCCTGCCCGTTCTGCCACAACGGCGACAAGGCCTCCTTCGTGGCGGCCTTCACGATCATCGACCACCAAGAATACACGATCAAGAAGGGCAACCGGCAGGGGCAGGTGGTGAAGGACGAGCGCAAGCTCTACATTGCCAAGCGCCAGACCATCGGCAAGCTCCAGAAGATCGCGGCGAAGGCGGGTGGCTTGCGCGGGGTCCACGTGACCGTGTCGCGGTCGACCAAGGACGCGGCTCAGGTGGGCGACATGTTCATCCTCGACGAGAAGTTCGACGAGGATGAGCTGATGGAGAAGTACGGCAAGGGTGACGCCAAGAACGTCGCGCCCGCTGTCTACGAGGAGGAGGTCGTCTACCGTGACGCCGGCCAGCTCGCTAAGATGGGCGTGGTGCCTGCGATCGACGGCGTCTCCAGCAAGACGAAACCCTCCAAAGAGTACACCGACGAGATGTGATCATGGCAATCCCAGCGTGGCTGCGGGTGTCGGATCAGCCCTTATGGACTGATGCGTTGTCGTGGTACTCTTGGGAGCCTGGGCTGGCTCGTCGCTTCACAGTGGCGAGCCGGCTCGAAGGCCAGCCTCCCATCCAGTTATGGGCGAAGCAGGAGATCGACGGCGAGGCCTTCATCGGCTTGCCATGGCACTGCTGCCCCATCGCAGAGGATGATCGGCGTACCCAGGGCATCGCAATCAAGATCGCGTCGAAAGTCGTCCCCCGCGACGATGACCAAGCTCGCGCGATACAACAGGCGAAAGACTTCCTCGATCAGGGCCTGAGCGGCGTGCTCAAGGCTCCGACTGGGGAGGGCAAGACGGTCATGTGCTGTGACGTGCTCGCGCACTACGGGCGTAGCACGCTGGTAGTACCGCCGAAGGACGACCTGATCGACCAGTGGATCGAGCGGCTGTGCCAGTTCACGGACCTTGTGCCCGGCCAGATCGGCCGCGTGCAGGGCGACGTGTGCAACTACAAGGGCCTGCCGATCGTGATGGGCTCGCTGCGGTCGATCTGTAAGCCGAACCGCTACCCGCCGGCGCTTTACCGGGCGTTCGGGTTGCTGGTCGGTGACGAGGTCCACCGCTGGGGCGCCGACCAGATGGGCGTGATCGTGAAGCTGTTCGCAGCTCAGCAGAGGCTCGGCCTGTCGGCTACGCCTGGGCGCGCGGACGGGCGGGACCTCCAGGTCGAGTGCCACGTCGGCCCGATCCGCGTCGTCAAGTCGGCGTCGCGGCTCACGGCCAAGGTGTTCCAGATCAGGACGGGGTGGAAAGTGCCGCGCACGCGGCAGGGCGACCAGATCCCGCACAAGGCCGGGCGGTTGGGGCTGATCCTCAAGCCGCTCTACGCCAACGCGTACCGCAACCAGCTGATCTGCCACTTCGTCTGGAACGCCTACAAGAAGGACCGGCGGATCGTCGTGTTCTCAGACCACACCGAGCCACTCGAGATGCTCGAGATGCACTTCCAGAAGTGGGGCATCCCGGTCACCGACATCGGCCGCTATTACGGGTCGAAGCTCAAGGGCAAGGCGCTCGTTGCGCAAGGCCAGAAGCGGCTCGTGCTGGCGACGTACATGAAGATGGGCGAGGGAACGGACATTCCTGAGCTCGACACCTGTGTCCTCACGGGGCCACGGGCAGACGTGGAGCAGATCGTCGGGCGCGTGTTGCGCATCCACCCCGACAAGAAGCCGCCGATCATCGCGGACTTCATCGACGACGATAGCCCGGTGTTGAAGCGCTACGCTGCATCTCGGGAGCGGTTCTACCGCAGCAAGGGCTTCGAGCTGATCCCAACCGAGATCAGCCTCTAGGCCGAAACCACCACTGATACACAGGCGCTCACGGAGGAGCAGACATGGGAAAGAAGTTTGGCGGCATAATCATCGAGGGCGAGGAGGACGGCGCCGGTTTGACGAACGTCAAGACAAAGGCGGTCGAGATCGAGGTCGAGCCCCCCAAGGCGGGCAAGAAGGCCACGGCCAGCGAGGTCAAGGAAGTGAAGGGCGAGCCGTGGGCGCTGCCTCCGGCTGGGGGAAGCCCGCTCGCACGGGTCGGCGTTAGCTGCGGGCTAACGATCTCTATCGGTAAATACGAGAGCGCGCGGCCAAGCGTGTTCCTCGAAATGCCGTGCCCACCTGATGCGATCGACGCCGTCTACGAGCAGGCCGCAGCCTGGGTGGGCAACCGTCTCGCGGAGATGCGGCAGGAGATCGAGGGCGCGGTCGACGGCGACGACAAGAAGGAGAGCTGACCGGTGGCGAAGCTACAGGCGATGATGGGTGAGGCGGAGAAGTCGACCGGCGTGGTCGGCAAGTACGGCGGCGCGTATGACCAGATCATGCGTGCTCCGACCGGCATCTTCCCGCTCGATCTCGCCTGTGGCGGCGGCCTCCCGCGTGGGCGTATGACCGAGATCTACGGGCCGGAGAGCTCCGGCAAAACCAACATTCTCCTGCGCACGATCGCCATGAACCAGGAGCTGCACCCCGAGCAGGCGAACGCCTTCATCGACATGGAGGGCACCTGGGACCCGAAGTGGGCAAAGCAGATGGGCGTGAAGCCCGACGACGTCTACGTCGTGCGACCGGACTTCGCGGAGCAGGCGGGTGACTTCGTCGACAAGGCGCTGATGGCCGACGACATCGGGATCGTGGGCGTCGACAGCATCGGGGCGCTCGGCACTGAGCGCGACCTCGACAAGGACATGGAGAGCTTCGACCCCGGCGGCGTGGCGCGCGTCGTCGGCAAGATCGTGCGCAAGGCCACGCGCAGGCTCAAGACAGTCCGGGACCAGAAGAAGCAGAGCGAGCCGACGCTGATCTTGCTCAACCAAATCCGGCACAAGATCGGCGTGATGATGGGCAACCCGGAGACGACGCCCGGTGGCTTCGCGCCGAAGTTCGCTTACTCGATGCGCATCCGGACCTACGCGAAGAACAAGAGCGAGAAGTCGATCAACGCGGTGCTGCCGTACTGCAAGGACACCTCGATCAAGATCGTGAAGTGGAAGTGCCCGATCACCGCCGAGGTGGCCGAGTACGAGATGTATATGCTCGGGGCCAACGGCTTCAAACCCGGCGACGTCGACGACTGGAACCTGATCGAGAAGCTGCTGCGGGAGCGCGGCATGCTCGAGAAGGGCAAAAAGGGTTGGACGATGTGCGACGAGGAGTTCCCGACCCTCAAGGCGTGCGAGGCGCGCTACTGGGCGGACCTCAGCTGGCGGCTGGAGCTCCAAGCCCGCTTCATCCAGGAGGCGGTGAAGGCCACCAGCTACGACCCCGAGGGCGAGGTGAAGATCGACCCCAAGACCGGGGAGATCCTCATTGCAGCGTGAGATCGGCGCGAGCGGGCGGCGGGCTGAGAAGCGGGCGTCGAAGCGCATGGGCGCCGGCTTGACGGCGGCGAGCGGGGCGACAGGCCAGAAGGGCGACATGCGCTGGCCGGGCTGGTTGCTCGAGGCCAAGTCGACGGTTGGCAAATCGCTCGGGGTTACCCACAGCTGGCTCGTCAAGATCACGCACGAGGCGACCATGGCGGGCCGGCACCCCGGCCTGATGGTCATCTTCGTCGACGAGGCGGGCAGACCGAAGAAGGACGGGGCGTGGGTGATGGTGCCCGAGCGGTTGTTCAAAGAGCTGGTCGAGGCCAGCAACGCCAAGGAGGGCTAGATGTCGATCGCTGGGGCCGTGAGGGCCAAGCCGCCTGTCTCGTTGCAGGAGGCGCTGCACAAACACCTTAAGCGCACCGACATCGAGCGGCCGCCGTGGCGGCTGCACGGCTCGTCGATCACGCGGCAGGAGAAGGCCTTCTGCGGTCGGGAGGTGTTGATCAAGCACAAGCTCGGCAAGCGCGACACGGAGCACGTGGCGACGTCGATGGCGGTGACGTGGCGCTGGGGCCGGATGGTCGAGAGCGAGGTGCGCCGGCTGTTCGCTGAAATGGGCATGGCCGTGGGCGACTGGCAATGCACCTACACCAAGTGCAAGCACGTCGTGCGCTGGTCGAAGCAGCCCGCCGAGTGCCCGAAGTGCGGCGGCGAAAGGTTCACCTACGAGGAGCTGCGGGCGATCTCGCCGTACTCCGGCATCGGCTGCGGGCTCGACCTGCTGCTCAACCGCGGCGAACCCAAGTTGACGCTGGTCGAGGTGAAGTCGATCGACAAGGACAAGTTCGCGGACCTCAAGGGTCCATTGGGCGAACACAAGTTGCGCATGCAGCTCTACTTGCGCTGCATTGCCGAGAGCGGGCAGCCCGAGCTCGAGAAGATCAACACCCAGCGGGGCGTCGTGCTCTATGTCACCAAGGGCGGGTACGGGACGATGGTGGATAACTCCGCCTGGACGGACGCGGTGAAAGAGAAGTTTTCACCCTTCAAAGAGTACCCGGTCGAGCGAATGGACAAGGACACCGACGCCCTCGTCGAGGCGGCCAGGGCGACGAAGCTCGCGCTCGAGGGCAAAGGTCCAGTGCCGGAACGCATCTGCGCGACCTACGGCGTCAAGCGGGCGCAGGTCTGCTCAGTGGTCGGGCCGTGCTTCAAGGCAGGAGACAGCTGGTGAGGCTCTCAGTTGGGATCGACCCCTCGACCACGTCGACGGGCCTCGTGATCTTGCGCGAGGAAGGCAGCGAGCCGCACGTCTGCTTCGCCGGCGCCTTCAAGTGGGCCAAGGACGATAAGCGCGCCGGACTGACCCGGGCGCTCGATATTCAGCAGCGCGTCTGGGACGTGATGGCCAGCTACGGCTGCTTCGGCGGCGACGAGGTCCAGGCGGCGGTCGAGGGCTACGGCTACGCCAGCCCGAAGCTGATGCCCTCAGTCGAGATCGGGACGCTGCTGCGGGTCAGGCTCTACGACGCGGGCATCCCGTACCTGGAGCCGGCGCCGAACCAGCTCAAGAAGTTCGCCGGGATGGTCATGGACCCCCGCAAGAAGCTCAAGGGCAAGGCGGCCAAGCCGATCGCCCAAGTGAAGGAGCGCTGGGGCTTCGAGCACCCAACGCACGACGTGATCGACGCCTTCGTCCTGGCGCAGATCGCCCGCGCACGCGGGAGCAGGCTCAAGCTGACCGAGGCCCAGGCCGACGTGATGCTGGCCTGCAGGCAGGGCGCGTCGAAGTAGCTGTGCAGTTGTCTGCACTGATTGTTGCCGCGTGAGCGGCTGGTGACTAGGGTGATGGCTACGCCGCACCACGGAGGGTCCACATGGCGAAGAAGAAGATCGTAGAGCTGACCGAAGAACAGCAGTTCGAGAAGGCCGCTGACGCGGCGCCGGAGACGGACGTAGGCGAGGGCGATGCCGACGGTGATGGCACGGGCGATGCGCCGGCGGCGGTCGACGAGGCCAGCATCCCCGAGAAGGCCGACATCACGGCGGCGCTGATCAAGAAGATGTCGATGGAGGAGCTCAACGCCGTCGTCGATTATCACAACTTCGCCGCCACGCCGTGGCTGGGCGAGACGGCGGCGGCCAAACGCAAGGCACTGATCAGCTTCTTGAACCTCGGGCCGAAGGCGAGCCCAGCGTTGAACGACCCGCTGATGAAGGCCTCGAACGAGATCGAGAACCTCGAGGAGCAGGCGGACATCGAGAGCCGGATCGACACGCTCCTCAACACTGAGGGCATGAACGACTTCGTGCTTGGCGGTCTGCTGCAGAAGCTCAGCGAGAAGGGCGAGTTCGGGGACCAGCGCAGCTTCCGCGACCACGTCGAGGCGCGCTTCGAGAAGCTCAAGTTCCGCAAGGCGCGCTACCTGATGCAGCTCTACAACGGGCTGATCCAGGCGGGCGTGGGCTGGGGCGAAGTCTCCGACATCGGCTGGACCAAACTGATCGAGCTGCTGCCGGTGCTGACCGCCGAGAACGTGGCGGAGTGGGTCGAGAAGGCGAAGAACCTGACCGTGGCGAGCCTGCGCGAGGCGGTGAAGGCCGCCCTCAAAGCCGAGCAGTCAGGTGAGAGCACGATGCCGGTCGACGCCGAACAGCTCAAGAACAAATCGTTCAAGCTCTACCCGCAGCAGTACGAGGTCGTCGAGGACGCGCTCAACGACGCGATGGAGAAGGGCCAGACCAAGGTCCCATCCGCCGCGCTCGAGTACATCTGCCTCGACTACCTAGCCAGCGCCGGCAAGGCGCCGACCGCCAGCGTCGACAACGACAAGGCCCTCTCGCGGTTGCAGAAGCGGGTGAAGGAGCTCGAGGAAGAACTGGCTGAGGCCAGCGGCAAGATCGAGGCGAGCGGTGAGATCAGCGGCGCGGTTGCGGCGCTCGACTTCAACGCCCTGCTCAAGGCCAAGCTGCTCAGCGAGGGTGGCGACGTCGTCAAGACTGCGATGGCCGTGCTCGAGGCGATCGACGCCGTGTTGCCGAGTGTCCAACTCAACATCGAGAGCCTGGGCGGGGAAGTAGATGCCCCCTCCTAAGAGCCCCCGCGAGATAGGCTACGCCGCACAGCGACGGGCAGCATGGTCGCTGCTCGTCGCCTACGGGCTGGTGTGGTCCGTGGTCGGAGCGTTCCTCTCCGAGTGGTGGCACTGGGCCGTGGCCTTCGCGCTCAACTTGCTCTGGTCGAGGGTGTGGGTGACCGAGCTCGGGCTGCGGCTTTGGCGGGCTGAGCGGGTGGCCATGAAGGACCTCGCTAACAGGTAATGCCTGATAAGGGAGCGTGCGCTGGCTCCCGATCGTCCTCGTCCTCGTCTACGCGATCCTAATCCTCGTCGTCGCCGTCCTGGCGATGGGCGAGCTTCTGCGCGAGGTCGATTTCCGCGTCGGCGGCGCGAAAAAAGGTTGACGTACATACCCTGGGTGGTATGGTATATCTATGTGGTCGAGTTCTTCGACCGAGCCATGGGGGGCGCTATGAGACTGGAAGAATTGATCGACATCGACGAGGACGACGAGTTCTTCGACGACCAGGAGCTGGACGTGATCACCACGGTCAAGCAGGTCCGGGAAAGCTCGTTTGATATTCGAGCGACCAGACGCCTCAACCGGCTCTATGTCGAACTCCTGAAAGACAATCCCGATTGGGGCACCGTCCAGCGCCGCCACGACATGAACCATTTCATGGCGCGGCTGATCTTCTGCTTCTTTGCGGAGGATACCGACATTTTCAACGGCATCGGCGTGTTCACGTCGGCCATCGAGAAAATGAGCGCGAAGGATTCGTCCAACACCCATGAGGTGATCAGCGAATTGTTTCGCGCCATGAACACCAAGACATTGGACCGGGCGAGCGCCGGCATTCCGCGATGGGCCGATGGCTTTCCCTATGTGAACGGCTGGCTGTTTTCCGGCAGCACGGATGTGCCGCGGTTCAGCCGCATCGCCAGATCATACCTGTTGCACATCGGCAGCCTCGACTGGAAGAAGATCAACCCGGATATTTTTGGGTCGATGATCCAGGCGGTGGCCGACGATGAAGAGCGCGGCGCTCTTGGCATGCATTACACCAGCGTGCCGAACATCCTGAAGGTGCTGAACCCGCTCTTCCTCGACGATCTGCGGCAGCAACTGGAGGGAGCCGACGACAATGCGCGCATGTTGCTCAATCTTCGCAAGCGTATGTCGAAAATCCGGGTGTTCGACCCGGCCTGCGGCTCAGGAAATTTCCTCGTCATCGCGTACAAGGAAATGCGGGCGATCGAGGCCGAGATCAATCGCCGCCGCGACGAAGCCGACCGGCGCACGGAAATTCCGCTCACGAATTTTCGCGGGATCGAATTGCGCGATTTCCCGGCCGAGATCGCGCGCCTGGCGCTGATCATCGCCGAGTACCAGTGCGGCGTGACCTATCGCGGCCAGAAGGAAGCGCTCCGGGATTTCCCCCCACTCGACGCGCCGAACTGGATCACCTGCGGCAATGCGCTTCGGCTCGATTGGCTGAGCATCTGCCCGCCAACCGGGACCGGCGTGAAGCATCACGCCGACGACCTGTTCCACACGCCCCTCAATCAGGCACAGATCGACTTCGAGAATGAAGGCGGTGAGACGTATATCTGCGGCAACCCGCCTTATCGGGGTAGCCAGTGGCAGACCGAAGAGCAGAAATCTGACCTTCATTCAATTTTTGACGGTCGGACGAAGAGCTGGAAATCATTAGATTACGTAGCCGGCTGGTTCATGAAAGCTGCTGACTATGGCACCAAGACGATTTCAGCAGCAGCCCTCGTGTCCACGAACTCGATTTGCCAAGGGCGACAAGTTGACACGCTTTGGTCTTTGATTTTTTCGACCGGCCACGAAATTTCGTTCGCTCATTCTTCGTTCAAATGGGCAAACTTGGCGAGCCACAATGCCGGCGTGACTGTTGTTATCGTCGGCATTTCCAATCAACCAAGCAAGTCACGGCTGCTTTTCTCCGAAGCGAATGACCCGTCAACGACGGTCAAGGCGGTCGACAACATCAATGCTTACTTGGTTCCTGGGCCGAATGTGATCGTCAAACAATTTTCTCGGCCTCTTAACGCTTTGCAGGAAATGAGCTTTGGCAATATGCCCAACGACGGCGGGCATTTGTTGCTCGACGTAACCGAAGCGGCGGCCGCGGTAAGGGATCACGCCGTGCCAGAAAACTTCGTCCGCCCTTTTTTCGGCTCTCAGGAGTTTATTCGTGGGATTGAGCGTAGGTGCATATGGGTCGGCGACAACGAATATCAGGCAGCCAACGAAAATATATGGTTGCGTGATCGCTTCGATGCCGTTCGAGCGCAACGTGCTGCATCGGATCGAGCCACGACAAATGCCCTTGCCGCTACGCCTTATCGTTTCGGGGAAGTCCGCCAGTCGGGCGAGGAGGTTGTCATCACGATTGCCGCGATCAGTTCTGAGAATAGGGAATACCTGCCATGCGGGCCACTCCCGACAGGCACGATTATTTCCAACAAATGCTACGCCCTCTACGACGCGCCACTATGGAACATGGCTCTGATCGTGTCCCGTCTTCATTGGGTCTGGATCGGCACGGTATGCGTCCGGATGCGAACTGACTTCTCTTATTCTAACACCCTCGGCTGGAATACCTTCCCCGTCCCCGGACTTACAGAAAAGAATAAGGCTGATTTGACGCGCTGCGCCGAAGATATCGTTCTAGCGCGCGAAGCCCATTTTCCTGCGACGATTGCCGATCTGTACGAAGTGAAGGACGGCGTTTCCCAAATGCCCGATGACCTCCGCGCGGCGCATGAACGCAACGATGAGGTGCTGGAGCGCATCTATATCGGCCGCCGCTTCAAGAACGACACCGAGCGGCTTGAGAAGCTGTTCGAACTCTACACCAAAATGACCGAAGGCCAGATCGACTTCGAGAACGAAGGTGGGGAAACCTATATTTGCGGCAACCCGCCATATGTCGGTGATAAAAAGCAGTCGTCCTCACAGAAATCCGACATGCAGCACGTATTCGGGGGCTTAACATCACGCTGGAAATCGTTCGATTACATTTGTGGATTTGTTTATAAGGCGGCTCTGTATATTTCATTTAACAAAAAATCTGCGTCCGCCCTCGTCTCAACGAATTCTATTTCACAAGGTATGCAGGTTGCGCAGTTCTGGCCGTTGGTATTCCAACATGCTCGGATATCATTCGCGACATTGTCATTTAAGTGGTCGAACTTGGCTGCGAACAACGCTGGCGTGACCTGCGTGATCGTTGGCTTAGCGCCAAAGGATGGTAAAGAGACCAGCAAAATATTTTCAGGCGACGTGGTCCGCGAAGTGGAAAATATTTCACCGTACCTAACCGCTGGGGCGCAAATTTATGTCTCGGCACGTCAAGCGCCACTTTCCCAGCTATCCCAGATGCTGCTGGGAAACTTTGCGAAAGACGGCGGAAACCTGCTGCTTTCGGTAGCAGATGCTCGTTCTCTAGATGAGCGAGCTAAACCTTTTTTGAGACCAATATTTGGTGCCCAGGAGGTTATCCAAGGCATTTCCCGCTTTTGCCTTTGGATTGCAGACCATGAAGTAGATATGGCAACTCGAAGCGCCGCTGTCAGAGCACGCTTGTCAAAGGTCGCTGAGGCTCGCGCGCAGAGCCCAAAGGAGGCCACCGCCGCGTGGGCTAGGCATCCGCATCGGTTCGTCGAAATCCGGGCACCTGAATACAGCAACGCAATCATTGTTCCGCGCGTAAGCTCAGAAGAGAGGCCATTTTTGCCAGTTGGCCTCTTGCCCCCGAACTCAATCGTGACCGAGGCATTTGCATTATATGATGCCCCGCTTTGGAACATGGCTATCATTGCATCAAGGCTGCACCTTGTCTGGATCGCAACCGTCTGCGGCAAGCTGAAAACCGACTTTCGCTACTCCAACACTCTCGGCTGGAACACCTTCCCCGTTCCGCCGCTAACTGAGAAGAACAAGGCCGACCTGACCCGCTGCGCCGAGGACATTCTTTTGGCGCGCGAAGTGCACTATCCGGCGACGATAGCCGACCTCTATGACCCAGAGGCGATGCCTGAGGATCTCCGCGCCGCGCATGAACGCAACGACGAGGTGCTCGAACGCATTTATATCGGCCGCCGATTCAAGAACGACACCGAGCGGCTTGAGAAGCTGTTCGAACTCTACACCAAAATGACCGAAGGCCAGAAGGCCACTAAGAAGCGCAAGACGGGGGCCAGCGCATGACCGACAAGCCGCAAGTCGGCGGACGATCGCCGCGAGAAGAGCGCATCATCGCAGGCTTTGAAGACATTCAGCGCTTCGTTTCTGAACACGGACGCGCACCGTTGCACGGCGAAGATCGAGACATCTTCGAGCGCCTCTATGCGGTCCGGCTCGATCGGCTGCGCGCGTCACCGGAATGTCGCGCTATTTTGGCGCCGATAGACCATGAAGGGCTATTCGGCGCCGGGACTACCCCTGAGAACGCGGATGCGGACCTGAGCGTAGATGAATTGGCCGAAGCGCTTGAGGGCGTGGATGGCGGGGCCGGTATTAACGAATTGCGCCATGTGCGTGCTGCCGCTGACAAGCGAGCAGCCGAGGAGATCGCCAACCGCGACAAGTGCGAAGATTTCGAGATATTCCGACCGCTGTTTGAAAAGGTGCAGGCAGAGCTGGGGGCCGGCGTTCGCGAAGCTCGTCAATTCAAGCGCGATACCGGTATTCTACAGGGCCAGTTCTTCATTCTCGGTGGACAAAAGGCCTACGTCCACGAATTGGGACCGGAATTCGAAACGCCCGAAGGGCGAACGAACCGCCGCATGCGCGTGATTTTCGACAACGGCACGGAATCCAATGCTCTGCTGCGGTCGTTTCAGCGGGCGCTCTACAAACCTGAAAATCACGGGCGCAGAATTACGGAGCCAGCAGCAGGGCCGTCGCGCGCGTATGCGCTTCGGGCTCACCAAGAGGCCGGCGCTCAGGACGGCGCTGCGCATGTTCAACGCCAAGGGCGTCTCGCTCATGGGCGCGGGCGCGAAGGTGGTGAGAGGGGGAAGCCATGACCAGCTACAAGGTCACTG